AGTTAACGGTTTATGCAGATGCCTAAGCGTTTACTGGTTTCAGGAATGATATCCTGCTGATAGTCGTTTCCGATAGCCTCAGTAGCTACAAGGCAAAAATCAGACCGAGAAAATATCGGGGTGGCAACTGCATATTTTACAAAATGGAATCACTTAGCAGACGAATACAATCAGTGGGGAGAATCGAATTATAAAGGAGATAAAGATGGAAAAGCTTTTGTTTTTACTGCCTTTGGCAGCTTTTTGGATTATCTGTTTTCTAAACGAAAAGTTCAAACCACTAAACATGGATAGTTCGGTGTGGTGGGACTTTCCATTGATTGTCACGGAATTCTGTCTAGTTATCAGCTTAATAATTTGGGCATGTGCTGTGAATTTCTAGGAGATTTAAAATGAAAATTGTATCGAAAAATGTCGTTGGATGATAATCAATACAGAAGAACTGAAGAAAGGATGGGAAGGGCACTTTTACGAAAGTGCCTGGAATGTTGGAACTCTGCATTGCACAAAGACAGAAGAGGAGATCATTAAAGAGCTCACAACTTTTCTGCCCCGGCATATGCCAACCTATGACTGGAACCTTCCCTATGCTGAAGAAATTTTGCTTATCTTTAGAAGACACTTGGCCAACAGTTTCCAAGAAAAAGAACAAATTTCCAATGCTGAGTCCAGCAACTATATGGAAGGAAAAATTTCCAGCATCAAAATCAATGGGGTAGATGTAAAGTAGCTTTTCGCTAAAAAACACAGGAGTTAACTGGGATGAAACTAAATAGATTGATTAAGAAAAAGATTCGTTTTGGGAGCATGTTAAATAAACATGGATTCATGGGAATGAGCATGTTAAATAAACATGGATTCATGGGAATAAGGCTGTTAATCATTTATCCTTGTAATCCCCTTAAACAATTAGCCGAAGCCTTGGCCACAATCTTTTATTATCAAAAAATAGGAAGTGTAATTAAAATAGGCCTTCTTGGATGCCGAGCAACTATTCTTTTAGAAATTAAACCGAAACAACCTAAAAACTCTCAAAAAGACTTAAACTGAATATAAAACTTAAATTAGTACAGTAGTAGTACAATAATTAGTACAGTAGTAGTACAATTAATTTTTACTTTAAACTCAGGTTGAAAATCAATAATTTCTTAAGGACTTAATTTAAACTAAAACTATGGATAAAAACAAGAATAAGCTTAAAATTAGTTTTAAAATTAGTTATAGGGATAGTTTTTGGTTTGATTCACTGGTGGTGAAAGAAAGTCCCCCCAGTTCTCTAGAAAATAGCTTAAGAGAACTGGGGGGAAATAGCTCAAAGCTTAGAGAATTACAAGTAATTCACTGTTTGGAGCCAATATCAGATCGAAGCAGCCCTGGTTTGCCTTTACCTGCTGATTGCTCCCTGGTACGAGGAACAAATCTTTCTGATAATCCTCTGGCCTATTAGCCAACAAGACGGTGCTGATGTCATTAAACATCTCAGGGAGCGACAATTCTCGGCAGGAAGCCGCAAGTCCTGACCATGGTAAACATCGCTAAGGTTTTTTAGCAAAAATTTGATATGAGGTACCATTATTTGCATATTAGGTTATATTTATAGATATCTTTTTAAGTTTGTCAACAATATTTCTGGAGGAAAACTGGATGGAAAAACAAAGAAGATGTGCTGTATGCGGATTTGTGGGGGATGCAAAATTTTTTGGTGATGGAATAAAATGTCCCATGACAACTTGCCTGGCGCATTGTAAGGAGGGCGTCTCCCCAAAAACAAGTGCTGCCCCAAAAAAGGAGGGCGTCTCCCCAAAAACAAGTGCTGCCCCAAAAAAGGAGGGCGTCTCCCCAAAAACAAGTGCTGCCCCAAAAAAGGAGTTGCACGGTGTTGCAGCAGTTAGGGCCTATGTAGAGAGCCTTAAAAACCCTAAATAATGATATGCGTGATGAAGAAAAACTTGAATATCTGCGTAATCTTCATCAGTCTGCCAAGTTAGCAGATAGCTCTGCATGTACTTGTTTGGCTCTAGGTGTCATTGAACGAGCCAAGAAGGATATCTTTTGGGAGTCCTACACTAGAGTAACGTCTAGGACCAATGCAGAGCAATATGAGGAGCAAAAAAGAAAAGCTCTCATCTGGGTTTTTAGTGAGAATCATGAGAAGACCTTTTTCTTTTGGTGCTCAGTGGCTAGGCTTGATCCGGAAGCAGTGAGGTACACTATCAAAAAAGATCTTGTGAAAAGCGAAGATCTGAAAGCATTGGCAAACCACACATCAGAAACAGGCAGTAAGGATTTGAAAACAGATGCCTTCAGACTATGAGGACTTCAAAATAATAGATTTTCTTGAAGACTACGATATTTATTACCGAACTTCTGGTGATAATGTCGGCAGAGGTTGGATTGGAATAGACTGCCCCTTCCCCGGGTGTTCTGCAGTAAAGCAGCACTGTGGCATCAATATGACAAGTAAGTGCTTTTCTTGCTTTCAATGTGGAGAAAAGGGAGGGCTTCCTAAATTAATTAAGCAATTGCTAAATATTTCATGGGCTGATACCTATGATATTATAAGAAAATACAGTGGCAGTCCTAAAATAATAGCCCCTCCAGTCTCCTGTGAAACAGCTCAAACTGTGAAGCTCCCACCATACTGCTCTCCATTAGAAGGCAAGGCTGCGGCTTACTTACGTAAGAGGAACTTTGATCCAAAATACATTGGGAATAAATACAAAGTAATGAGATCCGGGCTTGTGAGTGGCAAGTATTCTCTCAGACTGATTATTCCAATATTCATGGGTGGCAAAATGGTTGCCTATACATCAAGAGATTATACAGGACTGAAGTCTCCTAAATATAGGGAGTCTCCTGTTGCTGAGTCAGTTATTCCTCCAAAAGAGTGCTTATATAATATAGATTCGGTTACTGGAAACTATGTGATCATTGTTGAAGGGCCTATGGATGTTTGGAGAATGGGGGATGGATGTGTTTGTTTGTTTACAGTAACGGCAACAAAGGCACAGCTAGAACTTTTGCAGAAACTGTCTAGCACAGTACAAAGATATATTGTCTTACTTGATCCGGGAACCGAAAAGCCAGCAGAAAAGTTGGCAAGAAAAATATATCCCTTTGCAAAAGAACTTAAAGTAGTGACACTGCTTAAAAAGGACCCGGCAGAACTTACTCCGCAAGAAGCAATGAACCTAAAAATGAGCTTTGTACTATGATTGAAGATAAGATTTCCAGGTGGCAAAAAAGAATACTGGGTGAATATAAAAAAGATACGGGACCACGCAGCGGCTTAGAAGATCGTGATCCCGTAAGAGAAGTGAATTATGACAAAAATGGTACTGCTGATAAGATACCCATGAACAGTATGCCTGTCAATACTTCTCTTAGAAAAAAGTTAAGTGGAGTATGCGCCGTTCAAGCTCAGACAAAAAAAGTACAGCCAAAAGCAAGGCCTAGTCAGAAGGCACTACACTATATTGATATTTGGAATAGCTCTCAATTTACTAAGTTAAAGCCATACAAATCTAAGTCTTGTGAAAAAAGAGATATAAAAACGAAGCAATACATAAACACTATTAAGTATCTTCGGATTTTTATTCGGGGGGATCTTTACTCGGGAAAGCACACTGCAGTTAAATTCCCAAGCGATTTCCAGCCAAAGATTATGCATATCTCTCCAGAACTCTTTAGGAGATATGTTAGTAATCTCGAAACAATGGCCTTTGATAATAACTACCTCCCTTGCAACAAAGCATATCTTCAAAAAATGAACCTGCTTAAATTTTTAATAGGTGGGGGGGAGTATGGAGCTGCAACAAGTGCCTTGCTGCAGTATGCTATTAAACCGCCAGTATTAAACACCCCTGCACGTTCAAAAAATCCAGTTCTTACAGATGCCTTTAAAGTAAGCTACTTAAGATATTCCGGAAGAATTGAAAAAAGTCTCACATTCAAAGAACGAAATGATCTTGTAATGGCCTCAAACAAGCTCTTAAAGTTTTTTGAAGAGTTTTACTCTGCGTTCAGATCATGCGGTTATAGTCACCCTAAAAAATTTCTAGAAGATCATTATTGGGCATCACTAAATGGAAAAACAATCGCCCCCCTATTTTATTTAAACAGCGAGGAGTTTCTTGTTAGAAGGCTAATTCCTCTTTGTATAAACAGGGGGATTATTTCAAAGACAGATTTTATGCAATGGGAAAAATCTAATAATCTCTAGAGGAGCTCTATGTTTGCGGCTACTGAAATAAAGACACTTAAATACTCTCTGGAAGAGCTTATTTTATCAGGAATGATTTACAGAGATGATTTTTTAAGCAAAATATCAGGCAAAGTACAGGAAGATTTTTTCGAGTTAGCTGAATCAAGAATGCTAGTCAAGTGGACACTCGAACACCATGAGAAATATGGGGAAGCTCCCAAAGAAAAAATAAGAACAGTTTGTAAAGTAGAAGCTACGGATTTATTTGTCAGGGATAGAATAGATTCGTTCATAACAAAAATTGCAGAAAATATTAATGATTCATTTAACATAGACTATGTGTTCGGAAAGGCCTTGGATTTTTTTAAGAAAAGATCCTTGTTATTGGCCATAGAAGAAACTCAGTATTTGCTTGAAAAAGACAGGGTAAATGATGCCGAGCTGGCGTATTATAAATACAAAGAAATAGCCCCGGATATTACTCCTCATTTAAATCCGCTCAGTGATGCAGCCCTGTATGACTGGTGGCACCATAGTGACAGGGAGCTGATAAGAATGCCAGGTTACTTGGGGGAGTATTTATCGCCTATTTGTAGAAACTACCTGATTGGAATCCTGGGGCCTCCGAAAAGAGGAAAAACAACCGCCTTAATCGAGTTTGCTTTAATAGGAGTAATGCACAAACTAAAGGTAGTCTATTTCAATCTGGAATTAGAGCCCCGAAAGATCAACCAAAAAATAGATATGAGAATAGTTGGTCGTCCAAAAATAAAAACTACGCCTAGAGATGTAACCATACCTAAGGTAGACTGTCTTAAAAACCAAAATGGAGAGTGTGTATTGCCTTTTAGAAAGGGTAAGGGGGATCTGCTTGATAGTAGTGGAGAGATATTGCCCTATGATAAAAGATTTGACGCCATACACAACACCTGCTCTTGTTGTATGTCAGATTCAGCAAATAAAAATAACTTTATATATGCCCCTTGGTTTAGGACTGTAACAATACCTAGAACAACCTTTGAACAGTTCCGGGCAGTAAAAAATGACTTTAAAATGATTTTTGGAGAAGATAATCTCATTGTAGAGAGTTATCCTGTAGGAACTTTTAGTTGCATGGATCTTGAGAAGAGACTCAAATTACTAGAAGAAGAATCTGGGTTTGTAGCAGATATTGTTTTGGTGGATTATCCTAATGTAATGAAGATGAATGATAAAAAAGATCTTCGATTGGCTATCGGGGATATTTGGAAAGGATTGGCCTCAATAAAACAAAGTAGAAACTGCCTTGTTGTTGCTGCAAGCCAGACGAACAGAGCAGCAATAAGTAAAGCGGACTTAACCATGGAAGATTTAGCAGAAGACTTTTCCAAGGCAATGATCTCGGATGTTTTTCTGGCTATCAATCAGACTCCAACAGAGAAGGATGACAAGGTTGCCCGAATATCCACAATCTTACATAGGCATAGAGATTTTTCTCTGCATAAGCAGTGCAGAATATTGCAGGTCCCGGAACTTGGGCAATTCTGCATTAGCTCACACCCAGTTTCAAGAAAACTGTAGTTTTTTGAAAAAAGCTATTGACATAAATTAGTATATACTATAGTGTATAAAGAAATGTTAGGAGGATGTTTTATGACGGAAAAAAGTTCTGATGAAAAATCCCAGGTAAGTATTTCCGTACTGGTGAGCCATAGTTCTAAGAACCCCAAGATAGGGATCAGTTTTTCGGAAAAGGTGGACAGGATAACTTTATCTCCAAATGATGCAGTCTCTTTTGGAGCAAATGTAATTCTCTCTGCTGGAAAATGTATGGGGGTACAAGACCTTTTGACAAAACTTGAGCAGTCCGCAAAAAAAGATGCCCGAAACAAACAAAACTGATTGCACAAAGTGCCCGCTTTATAACCTGGGACAACTCCACCCAAACATGCATACTTTTGGAGAAGGCAGGAAAAAAATAATGTTAGTTGGAGAGGCCCCGGGGAGAGAGGAAGATCTTAGTGGGGAGCCCTTTATAGGATCTTCTGGGCAACTATTAAGATCTTGTCTTAAAAGCATGGGCTTTGACTTTGAGAGAGATTTTTGGACAAGAAATGCTGTCTCATGTCGCCCTCCAAGAAATGCAACTCCAACAAGAAAAGAGATTAGTCTGTGCTACCCCAGACTGATGCATGAGATAGAGAACTTAAGACCAAGATTAGTGATCTGCCTTGGAAAAATAGCAGCTATTTCCATGCTGTCTCCTTATATCAATAATATTACAACAGCAAGATTTAGAGGCTGCTTAATTCCACTGTCTGAGTATTCTGTTGGAATAACTGCACACCCGGCAGCTATCTTAAGACTGAATGCACCTGAAAACGATTTTCTTTACAATGTTTTCAAGAAAGATTTGGCGTCCTTTTTGAAATGAGTATACCCACTTTTTTAGGCATGAAGATGTATTTCATTTTAGATGCTGAGCTCTTGATCTCAGTATTTAAAAGACTTCGGGCAGAAAGGCCAGTGTGCGGGATAGACTTTGAAACTTCAAGCATAAAGCCTCAGCAGTCAGATAGAAGAATATACTGTATGTCTATATCATTTAATAATATGGCAGTATGCTTCCCAATTGATTACCCAAAAATTCCAGGGGAATTCCCTACAAGATGCACACAGACATTTTGGGGAGAGAACTACCTTAAAATTAAAAAAGAAATATCTAGGTTTCTTTTTGATAAGAACATACCTAAAATTGCTCATAATACTTCTTTTGAGAACATTTGGGCATACTTTTTCTTTGGTAAGGATATAGCGAATTTAAATTATTGCTCTATGCAAGCAGCACACATACTTGATTCCAGGACAGACTTTACTTCGTTGAAATTGCAGGGATTTATCAGATTTGGAGTTTATGGCTACGAAAAAGAATCGAGAAAATATCTCCAAAAGAACAAGTGCAAATATTCTCTGAACACTCTCTACAAAATGCCCCTGGAACAGCTTTTATTATACTGTATTAAAGACTCAATTATTTTGATGAAGCTGTCTCGAGAACAGACAAAGGAGCTGATACACAAGTCTAATAGAGGCCTGCTTCGAGCCCAAAGACTATTCATGCAGACCAGCAAAGCGTTCATGAATTGTCAGAAAACTGGAATCTGTATTGATACTGAGTATTTTAAAGAACAGCAAAATAAAATACGAGAGCATATTGAGCTTGTGGATGCAAAGCTTAATGAATATCTAAAGACTCCCAGAAAAAGTTTGGAGGGAGATTCTCTCTTAGAAGTACTTGCAAGAAAAACCGGGTTTGATTTGAATCAGAAATTTAACAGCAATTCGAATCCAGTTTTATCTGCTCTATTCTATGACATACTTGGAGAAAAAGTTAAGAAGAAGACAAGGGGAGGTCAGGGCAGCGTAGATAAAGAAGCTCTGGCTGGTTTCAAGTCCCCTATTGCAAAAATCATACTTGCAAAACGACAGTGGGAAAAACTTATAAGCACTTATATTCCTCAGTACTTGAGGGAAGAATGCAATGGCAAAATATATCCCTTTTTACACACTCATTTTGCCAGAACTGGAAGGTCTAGCTGCAGCGACCCCAATTTGCAGCAAATACCAAAAAGAAACGAGGTCCTAAAGAAAATAGTAAGACGGGGGATAATCCCCTTTCCCAACGAGAAATTTATAGAGCTTGATTTTTCGTCCATAGAAGTAAGAATCATTGGATGTGAATCAAGGGACCCAATTCTATTGGATTATCTTAACGATCCCACTACAGATATGCACAGAGATCAGTCAAAAGAATTGTTCTTGTTGAATGATGCAGAGATTAACGGTAAGTTGCGCTATGAAGGAAAGAGCAACTTCGTTTTCTTAGAGTTTTATGGGGGCAAAGCTGAGTCCAGTGCCTGGTATCTTTGGAAAAATGCTCTTGATATTAGGCTTGGAAAAGAAGAGAATGGGCCTGCCTTGAAGCAGCACTTAGCTAAAAAGGGAATAAAAAATATAGAGAACTTCACTGAGCATGTAGTAGATGTGGAAAAAAAACTATGGAAAAAGTTTGCTGGTGTAAAAGAATGGCAGAAGCAGCAAGTAAAAAGCTATCTTAAACACGGGTATCTAGAGACTCATTTCGGATTTCGCAGAAGCGGTTATATGACCTTAAATGCATTGTTTAATACAACAATACAATCTACAGCCGCACACCTGTTGTGGTGGTGCTTCAAAGAAGTGAACAGGGCTATAAAAGAAGAAAAAATGACATCAAAACTTTTACTACAGGTTCATGATGACATGATCTTGAGTATCCCCCCGGAAGAAGAGAAAAAACTATTATTAATATGCTATGAGACAATGATCATGAGAGCTGCTAAAAGATTCAACTGGATAATTGTGCCTCTAGATATTGAAGTAGAAAGAGGTGAAGTCAATGCTTCTTTATATGATATCAGCCCACTGCCCAAAGATGAACACGAAGAATTTAAGGAGGAAATATTATGGGGAAAACAACCGCCCTGGAGAATGAATGCAATAGCTACGGGTACAAACAGATAAACATTAGGGCTCTGCCTTCATGGAAGGATAGGGCCGAGCGATGTGCATACTATCAGGCACTGATGGATAGGAGGGGGGTTTCTCTCACTTCCTTTATAGTAGAGGCAGTGGAAAAGCACTGTGAAACTATTGAGAAAAGGTGGAGCCAAAATGGAAACTGAGGAAAACAAAGCTCTGCTGGAGTATTCCCAGGATCTTAAGATTGATAAGAATAAGCTGGATACTGAGTGGGTTCAGCAGAGCAGTAAGCTGTTTCGTTATATCATGATGTGTGCCAGGGCAGAGTATGCTCTGTCTGGGCTTATCAGAACAGTGAGGGATGATATTTCCAACAATCCGGAGAAATACTCTATTTCCAAACTTTCTGAAGTTGCTATTCAGAATGTCCTGGAGTGTGACGAGTCTATCCGAAAAGCCAGAAAACTCATCCGATACTTATCAGGAATGTCACGTGCGATGGAGCATCGAAAAAAAGCACTGGAAAAATTAACAGAGCTTTATTTATCCGGATACTGGGCTAAACCAAGGACAAGTAGGAACGAGTCAATACAACGCATGGAAGAAATGAGTGAAGCAGCCACTTCAGAGATGATAGGTAGTCATCTAGAAAAAGAGCTTGGAGAAGACAGATGAAATATAAAGTTGGAATAGTTGGAAATGGGGTAGTAGGTAAAGCTCAAAAAGAGTTATTCCCTGAGGCTGCTATTTATGACCCATATCAGAGAATAGGCAACAAGGAGAGAATAAATCAATGTGACATTGCTTTTATTTGTGTGTGGGCTCCAACAGATGAAACGAATGAGACAGAGTGTGATTTATCTGATGTCGAGCTAGTAGTGTCTTGGTGCACTTGTCCCCTGCTCATTCTAAGATCGACTGTGCCCCCAGGAACCACAAAGAGACTAGCTGAAAAGTATGGTAAGCACATAGTTTTTGAGCCGGAGTATCTTGGGGAGACCATTAATCATCCCTATAACAATTTATCGGAAAGAAAATTTTTAATTTTAGGGGGAGAAAAACAGGACCTAAGAGTAGCTATTGAGCTTTACAAGGAGGTCTACACTTCAGATATACGGATACTAACATCAGATTCCACAACAGTCGAACTATGCAAATTAGTTACAAATGCCTGGCTTGCTACCAAGGTCACGTTCTGTAACGATATATATGACACTTGTGAAAAACTCGGTGTTGAGTATGATGCTTTAAGGGAACTGTGGCTGCAAGATCACAGAGTAACACGCAGCCATACCTTTGTGTACCCTGATAAAAGGGGCTTTGGAGGAAAATGTCTTCCAAAAGACGTTGGTTTCTTAGCAAAACACAGTGATTTCTGTCGGCATATACTCGAGACTAATGATTGGGCGCTGTGGTTGAATAGCCTTCTCAAAGAATTATAAAACAGAAAAACTACAAGGAGACCAGAATGGCAGCAAAAAGCTTAAGAGAGCAATTATCGGACGAGGAATTGATTGAAAGGACTCAGGAATCCCATAAAACGATGAACGAGTTTGGAAAATTCGAAAAATTCTATGGGCCTATTCCTGGTGGCAGAGAGCTCAAGAATTGGGTGTGCAAGGAAGGAGAACATGTTGTAGATATAATTCCCTTTATTTCGGGAAATAAGAACCCACGGGTAGCTCCGGGCAAGCCTGCATATGTGGTTGATGTTTGGGTCCACAAGAATGTGGGGGTTTTGGAAAATGATTACCTTTGTCCTCTGAGAAACTACTCACGCCCATGCCCTTTTTGTGAATATACCCAGCAGCTACGATTAAACTTGGGGGATGACAAAAACAAAGAAGATCTGACGTACATTAAATCTTTTGAGGCTAAGAGAAGATGTCTTTATAATATCGTGTGCTATGATTCTGTCAGGGAACAGGATGCAGGTGTCCAGATATGGGAGATAGCTCATTTCTTGTTTGAGAAAAAAATCCTGGCCATTGCAAGAGATCCAAGAACTCATGGCTTCATTCCCTTCCCCTGTGTTAATACTGGGAGCAGTATCTGCTTTCAGCGTGAAGGCTCGGGAGCAGGAAATACTCAATATTTGGGGCATCGGTTTCTTAAAAGAGCCCATTCAATTCCAGAGCACATTATAGAAAGTACCTACTGTCTTGATGAGCTTCTCATCGAGATGCCATATGATAAGTTAAAGGAAGAACTCTTGATGGGCCTTAGTGGAGGTATTGAGGAAGATCCCGCTGAAAAAAGAGATCCCCTGCAACCTCAGCAAGTTGATAGTGACACCTTTAATATGGGCCTTCATGATCAGAAACTGGAAGATGATGTTCCGCTTGAGGTACATCAAAATCAGCAGCCAGCTCCGGGACTGGAAGAACAACCAACAAAGGAAGCTATTGGGGAGCAAAGGCCTTCTTCGCCTCCTGAAAGAAGGGCAGCATCTGTACCTTCTTCCCGCCAAAAAAGGCCCCCCACTTTTGGACAAAGACGAAGATTTTAACAGGAACTGAAAGCAATTGGCCAAGAAGAAAAATAAACTCGAACAAGACTTGGAAAGTATTGAGTGCTCTGTAGAGGAGACACTTTATACTCCGCTTGATTATTCCTCTGTGGTATCTACTGGAAGCACTCTACTTGATTTAGAAATATCTGGAGAGCGCATCAGAGGTGGAGGGCTTCCTGGAGGAATAATTGTAGAGATTTTCGGCCCCCCTAGTGCCGGAAAAACAGCATTGTTTGTTGAGATGTGCGCTTCGGCTCAAAGTAAAGGGGGAGATGTGTATGTGGCAGACCCGGAAGGAAGGCTTGACAGAGAGTATGCTTCTCTTACAGGCCTAAATATTCCTCGAAATATTTACAGCAGGCCAAAAACAGTCTCACAATTGGCAGACCTTATTCGTAGCTGGAAGCCCACTGATAATAAGGAAATAAGTATTTTTGGAACTGACAGCATAGCTGCACTCTCAACGGAAATGGAAATGGAGTCCGGGGATAAGCGAGGACAAAGAAAAGCAAAGGAATTATCTGAACTATGTAGAACTCTTTGTCTTAGGATGGCAGAAAAGAACACTATATTTGTGTTTACAAATCAGGAGCGTCAAGGAGACTTTGGAAAAACTACCCCAGGGGGCTTTGCTGTTCCTTTTCATGCATCACTGCGATTAAGAATAGCTAGAGCAAAAGAAAAATTTATAGAAGAGTCCAGAACTATTAACTGGGGCGATGGGGTTAAGACCAAGGAAACACAAAATGTAGGAATTAAATCTACAGCAACTATCGTTAAGACTTCAATATCATCTTCAGAAGGAAAAGAAGTTCCACTGGATATTTTATTCCGAATGGGAATAGATGATATCAGGGCTAACCTGGTATGGCTGAAAAAGGTAACTGAAGCAACTACATTCTTATGTGTTGATAAAAATTATGTGAAAATTAGGGACGCAATAGCCTATATAGAAAAAAATAACTATGAGGCTGCCTTAAGAGAAAACGTAATAAATGCATGGGAAAATATAAACAACACATTTACACCAAGACGAAAAAGTAAAAAAAGATTCTAAGGAGGAAAAGAATATGGCCGATGAACTTACTGTGCGCATTATTAGAAGTGTAAAGGATTCTATAAACGGAGAGAATGTTGCTATTGATTCTAGTGTTAAAGTAACTCTCCCAAAAACCAAACGAGAGGAAAAATATGAGGAGATGGCGGCCTTTCTAACTACCAAAGGCGATGATTTTCTTGACTGGTTAAGGGGAAGCCAAAGAGAGGATGACAAGCCACAGCAGCCAGCAATCGATCACGAAAATAACTCTGATCAAGCTAAAGCTAATGATGTGGGAAAAACTAAACTGGAACAAACTAAATCTGAGTCTCATACTACGGAAGCACTGGATGATAATAAGCATCCGGTGCCTCAAAGTCTGTCCAAAGAAAAGGATAATAGTTTTGATGCTGGCTTTCTCGGAACTGAAGAAGATGCTGCCCTGGCCAGCCTATTAGAAAACTCGGGGGACGATGTTTCTCTCTAGATAAATAGCAGGGGAAATAACACGCAGATGAAAAAAATAATAGTTGACTGCAGAAGAGTTTTGACACAGAGTCTTATGCTTAAAGGACTCAGAGCATCCCAAAAGCTAAGCGTTGCAGACTCTCAGAAAGAAAAAAACTTAACTACAATTAACGGATTCCTATCTAGTATTTTATCAACGGCTGCAATTTATGGCACCAGCGATTTTATATTCTGTTGGGACTTTCCCCCATTTCTCCGAACGAAAATTCTGTCATCATACAGATTGCTAGGAGAAAGGGGAACTGCCATTAAGATTGAATGCTATATCAGAGATAAGATAGTCCCGGCACTGGGATTCAAAAACAGCTTTTATAAAGCTGGGTATGAATCCATGGACATAATAGCTTCTGTAGTCAACTATTTACATAGCCAAAAAGTACCTCGAGATAAGATAATAGTTAAATCTTCAGACAAGATCTTCTTTCAATTATTAGATAAGTGCTGCATCCATTTGAGCAACACTAAACTCATGACACATGAAATGTTTGATTTACAGTACCCTTTTCCAATAGAACTGTGGCCAACATACATGTCTCTAATAGGCAGCCCTAAGCCTCCTATACAAGGCATCGAGTTAATGGGACCTAATGTTGCCAAGAGATTTCTAACAAGAACATATACTAAAGGAATTGCATATTCTAATGCAATGTCTATTCGTGGAAAAAAAATAATAAAGAGAAACTTATCTTTAATGACTATTCCTCTTAACGAAGTGGGAGAGTTTAAATTGGAACAAAATAAGCTTAACCCTAGTGCAATGCGAAAAATAGCTGAGCACTTTGGTTTTGCATCCATTTTAAAAAATCTTGACTATTGGGAAAAACTTGTTTCACAAAAAAGAACTTCAGGACTTCCGGAAGATTAAGCATGACTATCAGTATAAAATCAGGCAAGCAAAAAGGCAGAAAGCTACAGAAGTGGGCCTGTCAAAAAATAGCTGATCTGCTTAACTGTGAGTGGGGACCAGACAAAGAAGTAGCTTCCAGGGAAATGGGGCAAGCGGGAGTGGATATCAGACTTGTTGGGGACGCATTGAAAAAGTTTCCTTGGTCTGTTGAATGCAAAAATAAAGAGTGCTGGGCTGTCCATCAATGGATACTTCAGGCTAAGCACCAAAAGAAGGATGGAACTGATTGGTTAGTAATAGCCAAAAAGAACTTTCAAGATCCTGTTGTTATTTTAGATGCAGATGTTTTTTTTAAACTATTGGGAAGGATTAAAGATGTTTGATGAAGTAGAAAAAAGTGATCTCGAAAGATATAGAGAAGCTTTCAAGCTAATGGGATGTGAGGTGTTAGACTATATAGATACCCATAATCTCATGAATGGAGACCTATATACTAGACGTATTTTATTTGTAAAAAAACCCTTTCTAGCCAAGTTTCATTTTACACAGATTGGCAAGTTTGATTATATGGGGAGACCATAATAATGATAGGCTGGGAACCTGTTAAGCTAGAGAAGGACCCTTACGGAGTTGATCAGCATGCTCCTGGAGCAAAGCTGGATGGGGGGAAGATTTTAGCAGGAACTCTGAGTGACTTTTCCTTGGCACTTACAGAAGTTGCTAAAGTCTTCACTTACGGAGCAAAGAAGTATTCCCGGGGCGGCTGGCAACATGCCCCAGACGGAGAAACTAGATACTATGATGCAATGTGGCGGCACATTTTAAAAGAGCCAAGTTCTACTTTTGATGAGGAATCAGGACTGTTGCATGCAGCACAAGTAGCGTGGAATGCTCTTGCAAGATTAGAGTTGATGCTTAGGAGAATGAGGGATGATAGCGGCAATTCAGCTAAATAACCAGGAAATACATAAAGATTCAAAGATAATTTTCTCTGAAAAATCTAATCTTATAATTGGAACCTCTGATCATGGAAAATCAGCTATCAGACGGGCCTTGCAGTTTGCAGTGTTTAGTCGTCCTGTCAGTGGAAACTTCACAGATGATGCTGCAAAAGGTTTTGCTAAAGTAATATTTAAGGATAAAGGTAAGGGCTTTAGATTTATTGAACGAGGGAGAAAAGATGGGGAAAACTACTACAAGCTATCCGGAGTAAATGAAGCACTTACTGGATTTAACAAAGCTGTCCCTGTCGAAGTCTCAGAAATAGCCAGACTTAAAGAAGACAATATTCAAGAACAGTCAGATCAGCACTATATTCTTGACAGAGCCAGATTCTCCCCGGGAAAGCTCGCAAAAAAGTTTCATGATATTCTGGGCCTCTCCTTAATAGATGAGAGCAACGCTGCGGCAAAAGATATAGTGAACACTATCTCCACAGAAATACGTGTACTGGACAAAGACATTGAGGCTGATGAGAAAGCACTAACCAAACTTCACTTTGTCGATGAAGCAGAAGAAAAGCTAAAAGACATACAAAAACTATTCAAAAAATACACTGAGTTAGAGCAGACCATTGCCAGCCACACCTATATTGCCCAACAGTTAAATGATGTTGAGCATAGGATACATGAAATTCATATTCCTTCAAAAGATAAGATAGAGAATATCAGGAGCTTTAAGCAAAGATTAATGAACAAGGATGCAGCCATTAAAGGTTTGAGGATTGAAGAAGCGAATCTAAATGGACTAAAGACAAGGCTCTTGTGGATAGATAAAAAAGAAGCAGAGAAACCAAAAATCAAAAAAGCGGTAGATTTATCTGTAAAGATTCAACAGAAAGCAAAATTAATGAAAAAGGAAGAGCAGGACATCTATACTCTTTCGGCATACTTATCTAGTGCGACTGCAGTTATGCGAGAAATAACAGCATTGAGAAGGGACAGAGAACTTCTGCTTAGAGAGAAGAAAGAACTAGAAAAAGATATTTCAGTCTGTCCACTGTGCGGGGGGCCTTATAGAAAATGAAAATAGCCTTAATGGGAGATTTGCACTTAAGGGGGACTACTCCGAGAAAGAGAAAGGATGATTACAAGAAAACAATCCTTAATAAATTTAATTTTATTTTGAATTACTGTGATGAGCATGGAATAGATTACTTAATACAGCCCGGAGATTTTTTTGAGTCTGAGTTCGAGCCCATAGACTTACTGCTTGATACTTTCCTCCTACTAAAGAACCATTCTGTCAAGGTGCTGGTTATTTATGGACAGCATGATCTTTATTTTCACTCAAAAGAAAAAGAGTATTTAAAGAAGACTCCTCTTACATTTCTCAGTGAACTCGGGCTTGTAACTATTCTTAAAAACACTCGTCATTTTCCAATCAATAAAAATACCAAGGTTTGGGGATGTAGTTGGGGCTCAAAGATACCGGATATTAAGGATTATGTTGCCCCGGAGAATATCAATATTCTTGCCATACATAAAATGATTACCCCCACTTCAAAACAACTATGGCCAGGAATGAAAAACTATACCCCAGCCAAAACTCTCCTAGAATCGACTGATTTTGATTTAATAGTTTGTGGAGATAACCATAGTTATTTTGTAGAAGAATTAGAAGATAGTTTTGGGCATCCTAAACATCTTGTTAATTGTGGTAGTCTTGGAAGAATAACTATTTCTCAAATAGATTTTCAACCTTTGTTTAAAGTATATGATACTGAATACAGAAATATACAAACAGTACTGGTTCCTATTCACAAAGATGTATTTAAGGTAGAGGAAGAAGCCATTCTTAAGGACAAGCAAGCAGAGCTAGAAAGATTGGTAGAAGAAATCAAAACTCTGTCTTTGAGAAAGAAAGTAAGCTTTAAGGAAATTGTTCTCAGCAATATAAAGGATTCTGTGCGGCTGCTTCCTTTTATGGAGCAGATATTCCAACACGTCAGCAATAAAAGGAGAAAATAAGTATGGCCGAAAAAACTCTTGAGTCTCAGGCATTAATATCAGAACTATTGGAACTTGATAGAAAGATCAAACAAAAAGAGGCAAAGCTGCATGAACTGATGGGTGAGAAAAAGTCTATACTAAAATCTCTTCAGGAAAAATATGGTATAGACAACCATACAGATCTAACAAAGGCAATAAAGGATCACGTTGATAAAAAGGAAACTCTCTATGCAGAGATTGATCAGGAGTGCAGTGCTCTGGACGTGTTAATTAAATCTATAGACCTATAGGAGAAAACAGTGCTTAACTCGGCCAGACTGGAGCAATATACTGATTTTGTTCATGGGAAAAAAGTAGAGCGAAACATTCTTGCTAAAGGTATTGCTTCAAAAAAAGAAAAAATAAAAAAGTTAACACAGGATAAGGCTAATTTTTCTGAGTGTCTGTTAATACTTCAAGCCTCAGCACTAAAGGTCCATGGAGATATAAGTGGCTTTTTAAATAACGTTGTTTCTACTGCCCTGAGCACTGTGTTTGATGATCCCTATGAGTTTAAGCTTATATTTGAAACTAAACGAAATGAAACTGAATGTAGGTGTGTTTTTTTGAGAAATGGAAAGGAAAGATCCCCTCTGGATAGCGCTGGTTTTGGAGCTGCAGATGTTGCGGCCTTTGCTGCCAGGGCAGCTATTATAAAACTGATGGACTGCAGGAAGGTCATGTTTGCAGATGAACCTTTTAGAAATGTAAGTCCTGACAGGCTTCCTTATGTGATTGATATGGTGGATACAATAAGTAAAGAACTCGGAATACAGATCATTTTAATTACCAATGAGGAACAGCTAATAAACTATGCACAGTGGTCCAGTGTATTTCATGTTCAGTCAGGCAAGATTAAAAAGCGTGGAGAAAAGCACAGCTAAAACCTATAGCGGCTGGCCTAATAATTGCGATATCCGATAGCCTATGACTCGCATGTGGCCAAAAGGTCAGCCGCTACTTTAAAGGAATACTAAGAAAGGAGACTAAGACAAAATGAGCAAAAATACATTTTCATTGTGGACAGCTAGTGTGTACCAGCAATCAAAAAGTATTCCCGGGTTTTTTCTCAAAAGGCTTATGAGTATTCCTCAAAAAACGAGAGTGCCACCGGCTGCCAATGAGCGACGAAGGCTGGAAAAACAAGAAATGGTTGATTTAGGCATTAGGTCTAAAAAAGCATATAGAAAATATAGGAAAGCTCAAAGAAGACTAGCCCGAAACACAAAAGATGAAGGATAGAGAGCTTTTGTTTTCAATAACAAAAAGGGATTTGAGTATTTCCTTTTTCTCCGGAACAGGTGCAGGAGGACAGTATCGCAACAAACATCAAAATTGTGTTCGCCTGCGTCACTTAGAATCAGGTGTTACTACTACAGGGCAATCCTATAGGGAGAGATCTGCAAATTTGAGGGAAGCGTTTAATAATTTAAACTCTAATGCAGAGTTTAAGGTTTGGCTGAATAGTAAGATCCAGGAAATTTTGCACGGTAAGGAAATAGAGGCAGCCGTTTGTAGGGCTATGAAACCAGACAATCTGAAGGTAGAACTGCTAATAAACGGAGTGTGGGAAAATGAGAATTAGAAGAGTAACGGACCAATGGGAAGTACGCCATATAGGGAAGAATTGGCATATACATCTTGGTAGGGGGCTGGTGAAGCAAATTTGGAGATGCTTAGTTTTCCGAAAGCAAAGAGATATATTGAGGAAGAAACGAAATGAAAATAGTAGCACCATCAGTTGAGCTTCTCTGGATAACGGAGAACCCAGAACAAATGATTGAACTCGCCGGAAGGACTTGCTACAAAAGTGAAGATAAAATTACTTCAGAATCTTCTGGCAAGTTTGTGAAGATGCTAACAAAAAGCGGGCATCATGCTATGCTGGAACACGCAGTTGCATCTTTCAGAATAATAACTGACAGAGGAATCTCTCATGAGATAGTCCGGCATCGAATTGCTAGTTACGCTCAGGAGTGTGTTTCTGGGGATACTGAGGTTGTAGCATATAGACCCCTACATACCTTCACCAGAAGTCAAAAAAAATGGAGTATACAACAACTTTTCAATTGGCAAAGTGACCCAAAAAGAAAAGGAAGATTAAAATTAATCAGGCTACGAAGTGTAGATAAAAACAACAGAATTGTACCTGGAGAAATTGATGAGATTATCAGCTCTGGTAAAAAACTACTTTACAAAGTCACATGTAAAAGTGGACGAGTAATTAAAGCTACTGGGAAACATAAATTTATGACCCAAACAGGATTTAAGTGTCTTGAAGAGTTGTCAGTAAAAACCCGAGTGTATGCTAACGGCATCCCTGCATTAGACAATGAAGCATGGCTGCGAGAAAAATACCTGAAAGAAAATAACACCCTAGCAGAAATGGCTGTTTTGTGTGGTTGTTGTACTACGTATGTCACTAAGGCTTTGCGAAGGTTCGACATTAATAAACCATTAAGTATGAGAAAAAACAGGCAACCAGGCCGAGGTAAAAAAGGAATGTTTTCTCAAGAACAACGACAAGAAATAAGTGATCGCATGAAAAGAGAAAACAATCCAAGTTGGAGGGGAAACAATCTCACCAAATCCGGAGGGTATGCCAGAGTAAATAGAGAAATCACTCCAGACGTTTGTTGGGGATGTGGCACTTCAAATAATGTAGAGCGCCACCACATTGACGAAAACCCAAGCAACCCCGATGAGGGTAACATTTTATTCTTATGCCAAAAATGTCATAAAGCCTTCCACCTTGGTCAAGGGGTTTTGACAGTATTCTTAGATGAAATCACATCAATAGAGCCTATAGGACATGAACCAACTTTTGATATTATAATGAAGACTTCTCCTCATAATTATGTTGCTAATGGTTTTGTGGTACATAACAGTACCCGTTACTGCAATTATTCTAAAGACAAGTTCAATTACGAGTGCTCCTTTATCCAACCACCAGGATTGTCAGCTAAGTCCTCTAGACTATGGAAAATATCTTGTAGCAATGATGAGTGGGTTTACATGGGGATGTTAAAGGATGGCTGCACTCCGGAGCTTGCTCGGTCAGTCCTACCCACTTGTCTAAAAACAGAGATAATAATAACAGCTAATCTCCGAGAGTTTAGACATATCATTACGCTCAGATCATCTATGGCTGCACATCCACAGATTCGGCCAATAGCAAATAAGATCCTAGAGATCCTTATGCAGTATGCACCTAATATGTTTAAAGATTTACTAATAAAGAAGGAGGAGAACATCATGACTAAAGCCTACGAAAGTCCATTAACAGAAACTGTCGAAAATGATGGGGTCTTTACTACCAAGACATTTTCAAAACAAGTCGGAGGGTCGCATAAAATCCAGCCTTATGAGTTCTTTTACCAGAATAATATTCCTTACCATAAGGCTGCTATTATCCACAAGATTCTTCAATATGACCTCCCAACAGGCAAGGGAGTCGAAGACCTAGATAAGATAATCCACGAGTGTCAGTTAATAAAAGAGCTAATAGAAGGTTCAACAAAATAAATTAGGAGGCAATCATATATGACAACAAAATTTAGAAAGTATACTCAGAAAGAATTATTCAAGATTCAATCGAAAGGAAAAAAAGCGGATCTTACATTCTTGGTAGCTGGATGCAGGTATGCTCAGGCTAACGAGTGCTTGAAAGATATAAATATCGGAGATAGTCTTGATCTCAAGCAAGATGTAGGAAATAAGTATGACCGGTATGCAGTTGCTATTTTTTGGAAAAACCAAAAAACAGACAAAGAGTTTTTTATTGGGTATGTCCCAATGACACTCAGTCAGAGAGTTGCCACTTCATTACAAAAGCAAAAGTATCCCATGCATTGCTTTGTATCCGAAGTAGATAGTACAGGCCAAAGGAGCAAGCCGATTCGGGCAGTCATCAGAGGAGTTTAGAGTTGGAGAGAAAAGTATGTTCTGATCGTCCCCAAAAGTGCATGTCTGCTGGGAAGAAAGAAGAAAAAAGTAGGCTTTCTTCCCAGCAAAAACGACTAATTAACTTTTGGAGCAAGTATAGAGATGTTTTATCTACTCCTTCGGGACAGTAATGGTAATCACTACTCTGGCAGGGGCCTTAAGTTCTATAACAGTAGTGGCAGGGATATTGTCCGAAGGAACT